ATCATCTCAGTAAGGTACTCGCGGAGCGCGCCCAAACGCGATTTGAGTTTCATCACCAAATCGCTCCAGCCTTCCCCAGCCATGCCCTCTTGAAAATCCTTGAGTGCTTTTTCGATATTTTCGTGCTTCGGATCATTTTTCAAGTAAACTTTGAAAATATTTTGAGCGATAGCTTTACTGGCACTATGAGTAAGCGTCTTATCCATACGCTCTTTCGCCACGTCGTAAGTTTCTTTGGTCGGCTTGTAACCTCGCGACCTAAATTTCAAGTAGCGAAATCCAAGAGCTTCATTCTCTAGCGCCTCTTCTCTAGACCGCGCCGACAACCGCAACACCTTTTTCTGAGCGTCACTGATCCCCGAACCCGTGGGATCAATAAAAACTCCATTTTTAGAATCGTAAAAAATAGAGTTGAAAGTGAAGTCACGGCGCCCGGAATCGGCCTGCAAATCGTGATCAAAAACAATTTCTGGAGCAACCTTCTGTTTAGGCGTTCCTAGTTTTTTCTGGAAATCAGTGCGTTCATAAGAATCACGCGAATGCGACCCACTCTGCACGATCGTTGCCACATCGAGCCCAGAACCGCCGAACAAAAGCCGCAAAACACCCCAGGGCGCTCCACCAGAATTATAGTGAAAATCGAAAGATTCTTTCATGATCGATTTAAAGCACGAGTACACCACCGTTGGGGGCGCGCCTGAAACAACGTCAATGTCCTTCAGCTTCTCGCGAATTTCCTCGTCGTTGGCGTTTGATCCTGAAGAAGTGCCCTCGATGAGATCGCGCACCGCCCCGCCGACCAAATAGGTCTCTTGCCCCTGATCCCAAAGCCAACCCACAAATTCGCTCGCAACATGACCACCCGCAACATTGACAGACCCGAGGGCCTCCTCGAGCAGTTTTTTCTGACGCTCGGTCGGTTTGTAAACACGCCCCTTTGGGAGATTTTCCGCCAGGGATTTATAAACCAATTTTTCCCCCGACGGTTGCAATTGACTCCACGTCATTTCATGAACGCCTTTTATCCCCGAAATCTCGACCATCGGATTATTAACCTGGCTGTAGCCGACTATTTTTCCCTGGCCCGCCTTGACCGAGACCATCTGACCCCGGACCAAAGCCTTACCCCCACCAAATGCGACCGCCTGCCCCCGCAACAAAAATTTAGGGTTTGCCTTGGGAATTTGGAGATTCTGGATTGTCGGTTGCATCCCTTGCGCTGGAGAAATCTCCGCAGACGCAAAATCACTCTCGTGTGCTACCTGCGAAATCAGGGCTCTCGAAAAAGAAAACAGAGCATATTTACTGCCCAATTGGATCGAACCGGCGAGTTTGTGCCCGTCGCGCCACTCCTCGAGTTTTTTCTTGGCCGCTAAAGGTACCTTGAGAACGACGTTGTGGGCGTTCTGAGTATCGTCAGTGAGTTTCCCACCTACCTCTTCGATCAATTTTCCTGGCTGAACCTGCCCTTCGTAGATCGGATTCCCGTGGCTGTCGTGCCCAACAATGTGCCCACCCCGAGGCCCCAACTCGATCACGTTCGATTTCTCGATCGGGGCGTTCGAGATGGCCGCAAGACTACGCCGCCGATTGCGATCTAGGAGATCTGCCTTACGCTCCTCAGAGCCCTCGCGCGCTTCCTCTGCGGCCTCCTCCCAACTGTCAGGCACGATCACGAGGCGCGGTTCCGGGTTGACGTTCTCACGGAACAAATAGTCCTCTGGATCACGCTTCAAAGGATCTGGCGTGTACGGCTGATCGAGCGGTTGCTTGAGATCCTCGAGCATCGGAGTCGGCTGCTTGGGGGTGCGCTTGAGCGGGGGCGGAAAGAGGTAGTTTGCCCCAACGCCCGCGCTCATGCTCGGGTTGCGGTTGCCCGCCTGACTGGTCGCCGCCCCAATCGTCGCATCCACCTGAGCCTTAACTAGGGGGATAACCAACAACGGTTGATCGCTCTTTTCCAGAAATTTAGGTTTAGGATCCCAAGAGGGGCGCGTATACGCAAGCCAACGCTCAAGAGCGTCCAGAGCCATCGGAGAAATCGTCAAGAAAAACTCATCAGGAATGTTGTAATGCAACCTGTAAATGCGCTCAGCTTCCGTCGCATTTGAGAACCCAAGCAACACTTTGACTTCATCGTACAGATCCGTATTTGGATTTTTTTGCTCAACTATGAACGCGAGTTCAGCCCGAGGATCCGAGCCTACAAAAACGTCAATCTCGTCCCCATCTGCGCCGCCCGTGCCCTCGAAATACCCGTACCCGACCAACATGAGCGTTTCACCCGAATTGCCCTCCGCGTCCGTCCATCGTCGGAAAGTCCCCGCGCTATTCTCGATCACAATCGGGAATCCCTGGAACGTGATCGATCGCTTTGCCTCAAGAGCTTTCTGCAAATCAGCTTCCTCTTGAAGCGCCAGTTCCAAGTCGTCTGGACTCGAGTAGAGCTGTCCGAACTCACCCCCAGGAACTAACTTGCCTTCCTCGTCGAATCCCCAACCATTGGGAACACGGACAGTCATGCACTGGCAGTGGGGATGGACCACGCCCACGACCGGGAGCCACTCTGCCGCCTTACGCCCCACGTTCGAGCCGTTGGCCTCGAGATCCGCCAAACGGAAAATCCGGGGCGCTCCATCCGGGCCCTCATGCAGTCGCTTGCAGTGCGCGCACGCATCGGGCATCGCCCGACGCGCTACCAGCACATCTTTACCGTACTTTTTCTTGTAATGTTCTGCTACGCCCGTTTGCATAGCGTTCTGTTTTTCTGTCAAAGCAATTCTGGAAAGATCGCGCGCCCAGTCCTTCGTCTTCCAGCCCAGATCACTCCGGAGTTTTTGAACGCCCTCGCGCCGCACAATATTCTGTTTCGTCGCATCCCGAATCGTCGCTTCCAATTTCGCGCGCAATTTCTTGTCGGCCTCAATCAACACCTGACCCGTATCGAGGTTCACCCGGTTTCCGAGACCGCGACAATATTGTGCAGCCTGCTGGGAAGCCATCGCTACCGCATGATGCTCAATCGGCGTCAAAGGCACCGGGTTTTTGATCAAATAAGATTTGAGTTGATCCAAGGTCATCTTCGCTACCGCTGGATTCTGGAGGGCAGCGAGAATTTGCCCGTACAAGTAGGCGTCTTTAATGCTCTCGATTTTCGGATCTACGAGGTGCAGTTGTTTGAGTTCCTTCAAAACCGCAGCCGGTACCGCGTCAGGATCAATCGCATTGACGATGAACGCAGTGTGGTAGCGCTCAATAATCTTCTGCACTTCAAAAAGCTGCTCCGGAGTGAGCAGCGAGATCGGAGAAGATTTTTCCAGATCGCGCGACAGGCCCATGGTGTTCACCCCGCAAGCGTCTGTGACTTTCTCTCTAACTTTATTATATCTAGTAGTTCATTGGTGCTCAAACCGTAAAAGCAACCACCTTCCTCAAACGCAGTCTCGGCATAGCCCAGGAGCAACAAAACATCTTTGGCTCGCCGGTAGGCTCGATCCTCGCGCTCAAGAATCGGTTCAGTGAAATCGTACCCCTCCGATTTTTGAATCCCGCGCTCGAGCACCTTGAAAATTTCCTCGAGCATTTTATCAAGATGCTTCTGATACAATTTCTGCATTTTCTCAGTCAATTCCTGCATGGCAGGGAATTTGTCAATTTTCTCTTTCGGAGGCAAGGCCTTTTCCAGTAGCTCGGCCAAGTCCGGATTGTTAGATTTAAAAAGTCTGGAGAGTTCGCCGACAAGGCGTTCAGCTTTTTCGGCCAACTCTCCAGGCTCGGCTTCGATCTCGATTCTCATTCGACTGCATCCCCCCATGCGCAATAAACGACGTTTGCATCGAGGAGTTCAGGGGCCGTTACCTCTACCTTTGAGATATCGGCTTCAATGAAAAACTTCGCGACAGAAGTAGAATCAGTGGAAGGTTTGCGCATTTGCAAGAGCGCCGCCGAGCTATTCAATTCTATTTCGCAATCCTGATCAGACTCCAAATACAGGCCCTTGACCGCCACGATATCCCCAAGACTCAACTCTTCGGTGTCGTCCTTCGTGATAAACGCTGTCCCCGAGTAGCAGTGAGAATACCCGTCAGCGACCACCTCCGATAACGTGTCATCTGGAGCGAACAAAATGTTTTTCATAGCCGAGTCGCGGGCGATCTGCACTCGGACTTTGTGTTTGATCCTCATGGTTCCTCCTAAAGGTTGATCACCCAGCGCTCGAGACCCAAACTTTTTGCTGCTTGCTCTGCCGGTTCTTCCGGCTCTGGTTGGCCTATCGCCTTCGCCTTCAATTTTCGATCCTGTTTATCAGCCTTCAATTGCTGCCCTTGTTGCTTTTCGTACTGCCGAAGGATCTCGTCAAAATTGGTACCTGGTTCTCCACCCGGTGGAGTAACCCCAGGAGGAGTTCCCGGGGGAGTTCCGGGCGCCCCCGGGGGCTGTCCTTCGCCCATCTGAGATCCAGCGTTTGCTCCCGGCCCACCACTAGCCTCTTGCTGCGCTTGAGCTTGCTTGATCTGGTAAAATTGCAAATATACCGGATCAAGAACCACTTCGCCTTGACCATCTGGCAGAGGCTCGAGGTCATCCTCTGCGCGCAGTTCGTCAACAGTGCGGAATGATTTCACGCGCTTCATGTTGAGATCAGAAATCTCCTGCCGGGTGAGCGCGTCGAGCCCCACGAAATCAAATTCGAAGGACTCATTGATCGGCCATAAAATGTAGCGGTTCATACAGCGCTCGATGAATCGCAACAGAGGCCGCAACCCGCGCTCCTTTGACTCCGTGATTTTCTCCCGATTGCTTCCCTCCTGCATAGTGCTGCGCTGCCCCGCGTTCCCATACTTAAAATTGATCTCCACGGGATCGATCGTGAACATGGCGCAAGCGACCTTGATCAAAAAATCCATCCAGGCATTGAACTCCATGTCACGACTGCTCTGCTGCAAATTCACATACTGGAGTTCGTCAGCGTTTGTGATCGGTGTACGCCAGGAGTTCTGCACGCCACTGAGCATCTGATACCAGTGGCGCCGAAATGCTTGCAATTGTTTTTCCGGAACGGTGCCCTTGAAATTAATAATCCCCTTGGCCGCCGACCCCTGAGAAAAAAACTTTTGGTTAAACTCCCAAGCATAGAGAATACTCGTAATAGCGCTGATCAACATCTCGAGTTCGCTGACCCCGTAGCCGTACAGTCGAAGATCAGTGCATGGATTCCGAATCCCAAAGCAAAGTTCCTCCTGATTATACTCATTGACAACAACCGAATCGTAAATCTGAACGTAGCGCGTGCGCTTGTTCTGATCCTCATTGATATACAAGCTAGCGCTGTCCGCTAAACGAATACTCGCCCCGTCGATCGCATACCACTCGCAAGGGCGCCCTTTCCGATCAGGCACAACTTCGAAACAAGCTTGATCGTAAGTGAGACTATCGAGCGCAAATTTGCGCAAAAAAGTCTCAAAATCATCGCGCCCCCGAGGATGGTCTGTCACCCCCGTTCGCTGAATCACGTTCTCCATTCGCTGAATCCAGTCGCGTTCTACTTTGGTTGGTTCCTTGGCTTGCTCGCGCAATTTCACGCGATAGCCAAGCTGATACCGATCGTGCTGGGGTTGGGCAAACGCAGCAATTTGCTGGATCCTCGTCTGAGCAATAGCGCGAATAATCGGTGTGCGCCACATGATGGACTTGAGCGTCAAGTAAGTTAATTGAGTCGGACGATCCTTGTAACCCAGTTGCTCGATAATGGCGAACGGATCCCAAAAAAGGCTTTTCGGATCTTGAGTCGCTTTCTCCTGGGGAACAGGGTTTGAAGCAGCCGTATCTTCCTTGGACCCCGCCGGCGTCGTGTCCTGCCCCCCGTCCTCAAGATTGTGTTTTGGGTCTGAATCTTTTTCAGGATCCTTTTCAGGATCATTTTCGCGCGCTTTTGCGAGAGCGCCTGCCGCGAGTTCCTGGACGAGAGATCCCGCCGCGCCTACCGCGCCGATGCCGAAATCTCGAATCTCCTCCCAAAAACTCATGGACTACTCCCGCGGCAAGCCGTTGGGAAGAACAAGATCAGGCGCTACTCGCGCCGGCCGCAGCAAAGCCAGCGTTGGTTGCTCGATCGCAGTCTCGCTCTTGAGCAGAATTCCCGGGAGAACTGCATGAACAACGTGCCCAGCCCCGCAGTGCGGGCAGCTGGTCAAGGATTTGTGCATCGCTTGCTTGCAAATCGGACACGCCCGCATCGAATTGACTACGGCGCTCCGAGGCGTGATCGTCGGCGCCCCCTGCGGATAAAAATCACCCTCGCTCTTAAGCAGGCGCTCGCAGGCGAGGTCTGAGGCGTTCGTAAACCGCACGTGGCCGCCCTCCCCTTGCCCCACCCAAGGACTGGGCTCAGGGGCTTGCGCTGCCCGCGGAGCAGCCACTCCGACGCCGACAGTCAGATCCGCGCCACCCTTCCGCATCCGAGAGGCCAGCTGAGCGCTTGCGTGCGCTACCGAGTCGCGCTGGTCCTGAGCCGTGGTCAAACTGCAACGCAATTTCTCGATGGGTTTTTTGTGCTCCGTCATCTGTTTTTCTGGATCCTCATCGTCCTCGCTCAGAACCCCCGCCTTGACCGGAGCGGGAGATCCAACAGGAGATCCAGAATTGCTATTCGCCGACCCGCTTTGCTTACCCTCCTCGGCGAGACCTTGCCCCTGCTCGGGCCCCTTACCGAACTTCGGTTCGCCCGAAGGCAGGTTGCTCGAAGGATCACCCTTCGCGAAATTCATCAATTCCTCGATGCCGCTCATATCCGCGCTCCTTTCAGACTTTTCCACGCTCGGGGGGCCACTAGATTCACCCATTTCGATCCCAAATTTTTTGGCAGCCGCCCTGATTCGAGCCCAAATGCTTTTCTGCTCGGCCTGCCCGTAAACTGAAGCATTCTTGGGCTGACTGAAATAACTGATCGCCGCCCGCACGTGCTTTTCCGTATCGATCGGATATTTGTAGTTTGCTGGATCCGCGTAATCCTTCCGCCCAGTCGCGCCCCCTTCCTTGTACGCCTTCGGAGGCGTGTGGCTCGCCCCCGAAGTGAGCACCTTCTCTTTGCGCTTTCCCGGAATCATCAATTTGTCAGGCAGCGCTTTTTCCAAGCTCTTAGCGTAGGTGCCCGACTCGAGTGCCTTCTTCCCCTTCTCCGTGGGCCGGTAAACCTGCCCTCCAGAAGGGTTGTCAAGCAAACCAGCATCAACCAATTTGGAAATCTGAGCAAAAGTACCGAACGATCCTCCTGGAGAAACTCCGTGCTGTTCTGCCGCTCTCAAAATGGCCTTGTGCTTGTCCGAAAGATTCACGGCCTTGGCTTTCTTCTCCCCTGCGGGTTTTTCTCCTGCCGGCGCGCCTTCCACCACTTCATGGCGGTGCCCTTCAGCAAAAGCCCCGGCGGCCCCTTTGCCGCCGACAGCGGAACTCCAGACGCCATTTGAATGCAAAACAGCATGATAGATATTTTTTCCGCCAGGTTTTTTCAACGCCACCTCATGGCGAACCTCCCCAGCGTGCGTGAATTGCCCGATCTTTGTTACCTGAAATGTTTGCCCGCCAATTTTTAGCGCGTCCCCAACCTTAAAAGCCTGACCAGATCCAGAGTAACTCGTAACAAACTTCTTCTCGCCGATAGGCTGCTCCTGCTTTGCCCCTTCAGGTTTGGCCTGAGACGGTTTGGGTTCTGCCGGCGCTGTCGGCTTTTTCTTTCCTGGGCCCCCCTGACCCGCCTCCTTCGCCGCATTCTCGATCAACTGCCGTTGCCAGGGCCCTGCCGGCATGCCACCAACATCTGCAAGAACTTTCCTCGCCGCCGCAACGCCCTCTTTTTTCGATCCCCCCACATTCTCCAAGTGCGCAGTCCCGAGGCCGCGCCCAATCGAGGCCATGTACGCTCGGAATCCCATCCGATACTCTTTGGCAGCCGAGTCCTCCGGAACAGGTTCTTTGTCAATCGCGCCCACCACGTCATTAGCAGCCTGAGCCCAATCCGGGCCGGCGCTCTCGTGTTCCCCCCAAGGAATCGTGTGCTCCGGATCTGCCCACTTGCCGCCTCGAGGCCCCATGTACGGGCCGCCTCCTTTGGAAAAATCCAGCAACTCATCAATTCCAGATTTTTTCGTAGATCCTCGGTGCTCGAGTTCCGCCGCAATCGCCGCTGCGCGCGTTTTAAGCGAAGCCTCCTCGGGTTGATCCTCGAGCCGACGCCGAATATCCGCTAGGGTCTGAGTCAACTCTGCGGTCGAAGTCTCGCTCAGGCTTTCCCCCGGGCTCGGATCCGATTTGCGCGCGCTACCACTCGAAACCGCCCCAAAAAACTTCCGTTGCTGGTCAGTGAGAGGATGCCCCCGGACACTCTTATCGTGCAAAATCTGGCGCGCCTTCTCAGGCGTGAGTTCGCCCTTCTCCAACCTCTGGCCGTCATTTACTATTAGTTGCATTATTTGGTCTCCTGTTCGCAACAAATCGTCCGCGATCGTAGCGCCAAGACCCTTTTTCAATTTGACTCTGGAGTGCCCGACTCAGTTTTTCCGCCCCGAATTTTTGGACCAGCGCTTTGAGTTCCGAAATGTGAATTCCCGCCCCTCCCGCCTGATCGATCACTTTTTGTAGCTTTCCGACGATCCGCCCGTGCTCTGCCTCGGGTCCCGCCAGATGAGCATCTTTCCGCTGTTTGTATTGCTCCTCGTCATAAATGTAGCGGAACTCACCCCCGGGTTGGGGAATCCGGCGATGGTATTTTCCGCCGCGTGCTTCCGCCTTGCGGAGATCCACCACCTCTGTCTGTGATTTACGAATGGATCGCCAGTAGCGCACAGACCTTTTGAGCAAAACCTGTCGAGCCTCAGTCTCGAGGCCTTGAGATTTCTCAACTACGATCCGACGCAAAACGACCTCGTTCGGCGCGCTACCCACTGCCCGCGCTAAAAAATGCCCCCAATCCCGTTCATCCTGGAGCGAGAGACCGAGGCCCTCGCCCACCTTGCGCGGATCCAGAATTGGGTCAGGCTCGAGCAACGTAGCCATCGTGATTGGTTCCGGCTTGGTTTGCCCTTCTATAATTTCGTGCGTGGGCACCTGCCCAGGATAGTGACCTTCGCGGCTTATCGGTATGTGCAATCGCGGCGTCATGTCCCGCTCCTTAAATGCACCTTCTCCTATTGTTGTCGCCCCTTATTAGTATTCCGTCAACCCATAACAGCAATCACCCACAGGTACGGAGTTCGTTTAATTAAGAACCGAGGATCAATTCGCAAACACGAATATTTCCAGAATTTATAAAATCTCGAAGTCGCCTGGGCAAAACATCTGCAACGTAATAGCGTTCCTCGGGGAGATCAGAAACGCGCATCCCTTTCCTATCCACGACCTCGATCTCCCAAACCGATCTCCCGGTCGCCCGCGCGTGCTTGATCGCAATCTCCCGATCGAAGTGCCAACGAGTGGCCCGGTGCGGTTTACAAATCGATCGCAAACTATCTCCAAGCGCTCTTGCGCCCCAAACTTCTCGGCCCCTTCGACGCGACCAACCACATAGTGTGATCCTTGACCCCCTTCCTCGCAACCGCCTCCACCCTCAACTTCGAGTTCGTGAGCAGCTCCTCCTCTCTCGGCCAAGGAGGCTCATACCCACGAATCTTCGCGGCCTGCAACAACTCGCCCCACTCCTCCGCGCTCAAACGAATCGTCACCTTGTAATCCCGCTTGAATGGCATGGCTTCCCCTTTTCTTTGGCTACCAGTAAACGCTCTCGTCTTCGTCCACAAGATTGATTGTGCTCGACGGCTTTTGCTCAATGGGCATCGTGGACAACGGCGGGGGTACTTTCCCCTTGCCGCTCCCGCTCCCGCTCCCGTTCCCCTTTCCACTTCCGCCCCCGTTCCCGCCCTCCCTGCGCTCCAAAGAAAGCACGCTTTGGCTCTCAATCTTCTGCGCGTATTCTTCTTCGTCTCCAAAAGTGAATCCGAACGCACCGCTCTTTATAGCTCTATCGCATATCCAACATGCCATTGTCAAATCATCATGGTCGCCGGTGGAGGTAATTCCGGTTTTGGTCCACGTAAAACTTTGGCACTCATCAATCCACAAGTTCGTAAGTTCCACAGATCGCGCATCCCCGCGCGGAATTCTAAATTTCTTGTTCTCGAGAAGCACCCTCAAACTTGGGATCCCCTTCTCCAGACAGTTCTTCCCCGTCCCCGTGGTCGTGAATTTCTTGATTGGCAGATCAGTGGTCCGAATTAATTCATCCCCGAATATTCGCTGCATTTGATTATCCTCGAGAAATATCAAGGATGGATCGTATTTTCGCCCCATTTCATTAATCATGCTTAATTGGGTCTGATATTCGAGCCCCTTATCCCGCGCAATATCAATAATCCACCGATTTCCCTGGCTGTCGAGCCCCATGACGAAAATAACCGTATAATCCGCCTGGACAGAACTCGACATGGCAAAATCGACCCCGATGAAAATGCTATTAATCCCCGCGTCCTTCCAATATTCAAGAGGCATCCCCAATTTCACGTTCGGCTGCTCTGTCGGATCGCCCTGGAAGAGGCGCCTCGGGAAAAGGCTCATGTCGTCCGTGATCGGCTCGCACAATAATTCACGCGCGAATCGGAGCGATCCAATTTCTCGCCTTCTCCTTTCCAGGTAGGGCAGCGGGAATTTCTGAGGCCAAAGTGCTTTTCCGTCCTTTTTGATCGCGGGGTATTTATCGAATTTGTACTCGTCATTCTTTTTCAAATAATCGTACAAATCCGCCTGGTGCATGGGCGTGCCTACAACAATAATCTGCCCTCCCGGGAGGATCATATTCGTAATGGCACTCAGAAAATAGTCGATTTCTTTTTGGCGAATTAATTCTGAATAAAGGGTCTCATCATTCAGGCCATCATCCACCACGATCCATGTCGGGTGAGCCCCTCTAACCTTTGTCCCGTAACCCCTGGCGTAAATCCTCGAGTCATTCGCCAATCGGATATAGCCCGCACTCCAGCGCATCCTGTTCGTTTTGGGTAATAAATGCTGCAATTTCGGATTTCTCTCAATTTCGTCCTTAATATCCCCCAAAATTCGCTGGGCCTGGTTGGCTGTCGCACTGAAAATGAACCCAATTGACCCTGGATATTGATGGCACCGCCAGAGAGGATATGCAAAGTTGAAATAGTAAGTCTTCCCATGGCCTCTAGCTGCAAGAACACATATCCGATCATACTGTGTCAACAGTTTATCCCACTCCTGGTGGTGCTCCCCGACGAAAAACTCACCCTCATTACCGTTCAGAATTTCTTGCGCGAAAAATGCTGGGGAATGATGGAGCATCTGCGCGTGCAGAGCTTCCGCTTCCCAGTCCGCGCCCGCTTCTATTTCACGCTTTTTTGGAGGGGATTTTTTTCGCGGTTGGCGTAATTTCTCGCTGGGCTGGTGGTCGTCCAGCAAATCGCCTTCATAATTGGTCGAAAATGGTTTGAGAGGCTCGAGGATCTCGTCCGGTAAGATGGGATCAGTGACGCCAGAGAATGTCTGTATTGATCTCTTTACCGGGGTCCGGTGGATCGGCGCAGATGGTTGCATACGCCGAATATGCGGCAGAGGTCGGCAGAATGTCTAGCTTTGGGCCCAGACTTAAATCTTCTAGCGCTCTCAGATTGCGCCTCGCGTGGTAGTGGCCTCTCAGAAGGGCTTGCACCAAATCCGCGTCCGTCTCAATCCACTGGCTGAATTGCGTAAAACAACACCCGACGTACCGTGGATCGTGGGCGTCCGATCCCCCAATACCGCGCCTCCCTGAGCACCTCTTTCTCGCCGCCTCAATCGCCCTCTCGTTCTCACGCTGATTGAAAATCTCGCGCTGCCCGTTGCGGACTTCGATCGCTGGTATTTTCTGGAGCAGAATTACCCGATCTCGGAGTGGGTGCTCCATCCTGGGCGTGAGGTGGTACGGGTGAGCGGGAATTGCCACACCTCCATGAGTTCGCACTCGATCAATCACCTTCTGCATCGGCATGTAGAACCCTAAATCCAGAAATTCGAGCGCCACGCCATAAATCAAAATATGCCCATCTGCCGAACTGTACTCAGCGCCCCTAAAAACCACGAGCCCTCTCTTACGCGCCAATTGAGCGACCTCATCGCCTTCTTTGGTCTGCGTCCGGTGATGATCCGTGATCGCGAATCCATCGAGGCCACGATCGATCGCAGTCTGAACGATCTGCTCTGGCGTGCCCCACCCGTCCGAACCCTTTGTATGAATGTGCAGATCAACCCACATTCTCGTCACCTACCAGAAAACCAAAAGGGATTTTCGCGCATATTTCCGGCCCCGCAAATTCCTCGAAAGCCTGCCTGCTTCGAATCTCAGGAATCTTCGATCTCGACCAATACTCATAAATCTCAAGAGCCTGGAGCACGGACAACCGGCTCTCATCGATCTCACAGCAGATTTGCTGGTAAATCAGACTGCCGCAATCGTCGCTCAGCCACTTCGAGTTGTCGTCGATCCAATCGAGGCCCCCGGGGTTTGCCTGGGAGACGATCCCATGCCAAAAAAACCTAGTCATGGACAATCCAAACAGCGTGCAGCTGCGCCCAATCACGGCCATCATCCGTCCGCACACCATACACGCGCCCGATGGGCCGCCCGTGATCGCCCTCGATATTGAGGGCCTCCACTTCCTCAGCCGAAAGGCGTTGTGCCCCCAGTTTGGCCATCGCCACGATCCCAGACTCAACCGTAACTCCCTCACAAAAATTCGCGCGTTCTCCAGGCAATTTCCAGCGACCATCAAAACGCTGAAGTACGACCTCGAGCCAAATTTCACCCAAGATCACCTCCATAACCCCCCTAAAAGCAGCCTCGAAGGCCTCAATCTCGCCTACGAGGGGTTTTCTATGCAACGATCTACGAAGGCTGCCAGGGTCCGGATCGAGAATCGGATTTTCCTTGTTCGCTCTACTCGCCACCTCACTCGCATGCACCCGCCCGTGAGCACGTGCCCGCTGCCTATTCTCAATTGCGCACCATTGGCAGTACGCCGCTTCCTCGCCGATCATCCACACGTCCTGCTCGTCCTCGCTGGTGGGGGTCACAGAGCATTCGTCGCACTCGAGATGGTAGGTCGGCCAGTCAGCGCCATCGCACCCGCCCGGGCATGCACCCCCACCGCGCCAGTCCGAATCGTAAGAACGGATCTCGCGTGGCTCACGATCAGTGAAGCCCTCTTCCGCCTCATCCATTTCTCGCGCAATCTGCTCTGCGAGTTCCTCGCAAGCCGCCCGAGCGTCCTGAATGGTCGAATACCTCTTGCCCCGGTCATATTCTGAACTCTGCACGCGGTACATTTTCGTTCTCCTTTACTCACAAGCGCCAATTTCACGAGCGGCAGCCAAAATAGCGTCCCCCAAATTTTCCGCGTCGATATCCTCGAGGCGAGCCATTTGGTGAATTTCACAAGACAAAGTGACCGTTCCGAGAGTTACGTCGTAGAGATCGTGTTCGTTTAAGGTCACGAACACCTTCAGTAAAACCCGGGACTTGTACGTCCCTCTGTTCCCGATCCGGAACCAAAGTTGGTCGCCCGCGTCTACCGCATCCCGGGCCCCGAGTTCGTACTTGACCGACGCCGGGATCTGGGCAAACGCTACCTGCGCGCTAAAACCCTTGGAATTCGCGATCGACAGCTTGAGCATTTTCTTTCCTCACCTTCTGATCTTAGAATACGGCAGGCGGGCGTATAAGTCAAGAGAAAAAACACAGTTATTAACCTACGATTTTTCGAATAGTTATCCCTAAAAGCGGTTTTTCGAACCCATCCTCAACCGCATCCAAAAACGCCGCAC